AGCAACTTTGCTAAAGTGTCAGAAAGTTTCTCTGCAGTTCTTGCTGTACCTAAAACTTCTGGTCCTGCTCCTGGGCCAAGAGCAATACCAGTTGTTACTGGTTCTTCTGGGCGTTGCGATGGAGCATACAAAGGAGTAATAGGTGTTTGATCTACTGCTTGACGTATTTCGGTATTAGTAGCGCCACGTACATCTGCAGTTCTTGCAAGTGGAGCGCCTGCTTTGTTAGCGGCATTCTCTACACCTGAACCATATTCGGTTGACTGAAATGATAATCCATCGGTTCTCTTGGAGAACTTGCCAGGACCTGATACGCCTGCCATTGGCCCTCTAGCCATTATTGTCCTCCATCTTCTCTAAATCTGATGTGAATTGTTCCCACACTCTGGAAACTTTTGTTTTTCTATTTGCGTTATACACTGCTAAATCTAAAATCTCTGATGCGAGCATATCTATGGCTCGGATGATATTTACTGCGAATCCTGATAGAACTACTAAGAAATCAGCGAGAGTAATAGAACGCGGTACATAATCTTTGTCATCATCCACGTTCTATTCTCCCAACGTAACACTAAGCCTTCTTGCCCTTACGAGCCTTTCCTGCATAGCCAAATTCGACTTTGCCACCTGGCTTCTTCATATCCTTCTTGCCTTCTGTTGGCTTTGCCATTGGAGCCTTTGCACGACCACCTTTTTTCATTTTACACCTCCCTTACCCTGCAATAGATGCGAGTAGAGTCGCTATATCTGGACGAGAGCCAGCAGCAGGGGCCGCACCCATTTGTTCTGGAGTTGGCTGCGAGGCAGGAACGGGGGCCATACCTGCTGCTGGAACTTCTTCGCCCATCATTGGCACTTCTGGTTGTGGTTCTGGGGCGAATACTTCATCGACAATGGTCTCTAGTTGCTTACCCTTTTGACGACCTTTGATAACTTCCGCGATTCGGGAAACAATCTGAGAAGGATCTTGGCCTTGTGCAGCAAGCGCTGGAATTGCTTGGGCATACTGAGCCATAGCAACACGCAAAGAATCACGCATTTCTTCAATGTCAACACGTTGTTCTTCTTGAGTAACATTTAACTCCATTGGAATTTCACGACGTACATAGTCGCGGCTTACAAGTTTGTCAGAACGCATCTGTAGCAGAGCAATAATTGCGTTGTTTGGATTCATACCAGACATAATGCCGTAACGGACATCTACGCCGTATTCACCAGCAATCTGCCTTGATGGTACATACTTCATATTGAACGGAGTACCGTCATCTACGCCCTTGATTTCCTTGGTCATATTGCCAAAGATTTTCTCGTCTACCTCAAAGCAGAGAGATACAAGTTCAGTAAAGAGGCGTGCAAACTGTGCTTGTGCTGCACGAACCTGTGTATCAAAGCCAGCCTGCAGTGCTTGAACTCCGCGACCTGTGATGATAGAAGCATCGATATTACCGCTGCGTACTTCTGGGTAGCGAGATCCTAGACGTAGTTCTCGCTCTAGAACGCTAGATTCTGTAAAGACTCCAGCAGGTAGTTCTAGTGGAACACGACGGATTGCTTGTGGATTAGCAGAGCGCATAATGGCATCAGGGCCGAGTGCAAGTTCTTGTACATCTTGCGGAATAGCAATCGGAGCCTGAATGGATTTCTCTGCTGCCTGAATCTGTAGCACAGCAAAGCGAGCACGAGCGAGTTGTACTGCTAATACATCATCGAACTGACCGCGTGCTTCGCCATCGAGAGATGAGCGAACAGCAACACGAGCCATACACTTACCTACAGCATTAGGTAGGTTAGAGAGAATAAGGTTGTTGCGATCAGGTACATAAATTAAATCTTGGTTCTTGTCGTGGTAGCGAACCATTGTGATGTATGGAGAGCCTGTTGCGTACTGGCTCTTAGCCACAATCTGATTGTAGAACTCTGGGTATTGCATAGCCAAAGATTCTGCATCGGTTTGGATTACCTGCGTTAGTGAGATACAGCGACCAAAGCGGTCCATCTCAGGATAGACACCAAATGGATTAAGTAGACGGATACGAGGATTGTTTGTCTCGTAATCCATCTCTACCATTGCTGGCAACATACCGTAGGTGTTAAACCAATCAGCACCTGTATACATCTGGATTTGTAGTTCAGACATTGAAACGTAATAGTTTGCAATGCGTGTTCTAGTATCTGCAGATTTACGAGCAGAGTCTGAAACCATATTGGTAGCAGCGCAGTTAAACGATGGCAGTGGTGCCATTACCTCTGCGAGGTCACGAGCAGCAACGTCAACAAAGTTAGCAACCAGAGGCTTTGGGTACTCCTCAGAGAACATCGCAGGATAAACCTTGCTGATATCTCCTTGGCGTACTGATAGTACGTCACGCATACGCTGGTCACGTGCTGCATACTTAGTCTGCAGTCGCGCTACCTTAGCGATGACCTCTTTGGTTGTAAGCATTTGTCCCTACTTCTTTTTAGTCTTCAACTTGATAATTGGCTTACCTTTGCTTGGACCCATCTTTACATCTGAGTCTCCTGGGTAGCGCTTATTCTTAGAAGGCAACTTCTTCTTACCCATAATTGCTGCGTCTAGCGCATTCATTTTCTTTCCTGGCATAGTAATCCTTACTTTAGATTCTCTAGAAAAGCGCCGCCAGCGCCGCCACCACGAAATACCATTTTGGTCACATTTGTTCCTTTTGGAACAGTGACTGTTTTGCCTTTTGGATTTGTAATTTTGATTTTTCCAGTCTTTGTTTTAGTAATAGTAAACTTTCCTTCATTGGTTTTTATGAAAGAAGGAGTTGCTGTCTTTACTGCCTTTTGTTTTGTTTTCTTTCTTTCATCTGCTAACTTAGCAAGTCTTTCTTTGCTTAGTTTTCTACGTTCTTCTTTTGGCAAAGCAGTTTCTTTTGCTACTTTTGAACTTTGTCTTTTTATTGCAGCCTTGAGATCAGTTTCAAGCATTTTATTTACTTGACTTGAAGTACCAGCAAATGTCATATTGCCAGAAGTTATGCTCATCTGACTATTCTTTGCTTTCTTTGCTGCCATTATTTCTTTTTCGCTTTCTTAGCCATAGCAACAGCACGAGTTGCTGTGCGCTCACGCTCTAGTTTTACTTGACGAGCAGTGGACTTGAACCCTGTACCACTAGCCTTCAATGTCTTTTTATTAGATGCAGCAATATCTGTTTTCTTTGCAGACTTGATATTGTAAGTCTCATTGGCAAATTTGAAACTAGCATTAGTTGTTTTAGCGCCAGCCTTCTCAGCACGCTCAACTTGCTTCTTTGCTTTCGCTTCTTTCGGTGAAAGATTCGTTCCATATTTACGTACTGGTTCAGAGTAACTTACAGTACCGCGTGCTTTATTGATAGCCTTAGCAGCCTTTTGCGCTGTAGTCAGTTTCTTTGCCATAATGTCTCCTAGATGAACTGTCTGTCTTTTTCTGCAAGGAGTTCATCTATGTTGATGACCTTGCGCTTGCCACGCTCGTAGCGGGACAAAAATGGATTCTTCATATGGTGGGTGGTGTGGATGCCTTGGTTGAGCCATTCACGCGCTTTGATTTCACAGAACCAGAGCGCCATCACCATATCGGTCTTACCTTTGGTCGTAGGTGACCAGGTAATAAGTTGTTCTATTAAACTCTTGATATTCTCTGTCTGGTCTGATGGAAGATGAATCAGATTATCTCTGTGATGCTTTCCATCTTGCTGCTTAGTTCCAAAGAGGGTGGACATAGATGCCACACCGAAGCCTGCATCCCACTTGTTATTACCAGTATGGTGTTCTCGCAAAACAATACCCTTGCTTGCAAGGAACTGGCGGATACCTTCATCTTGGGTTAAGAAGGACTGGAATGCGTTACGTTCTACTACCCACTCATTAGGTGCGTAGACATTGGACCAATCAACAATTAACTGCCTAATTTGAGCAGGTGTTGGTCTAGTAATCTTGATAGCATCAACGATATAACGCTTATGCGTTACACGATCGATGGCGTAGCAGACCGCTGCGGTATCTCCTACCATTGCAGGGTCTAGGCCACAGACAACGCTAAAGCCACTTAAATCTCTGGGATGACCAGGGGAACCTGGTTGTAGCCTTCCAGCCCTACGCATACCATCAATAGAACCCTTGACACATACTGGGTCAAAGATTGCATCATCAGATATATCTTGCTGTTGATAAATCAAAGCCCACGTACTTGCGTCCATCGCTTGGCGTTCTGCATAGAGATGCTTACCGTTCCAGCGAGGATAGAGACCGTCTTCTGTTTTCTCAGATTCTTCTTGTCCATCAAAGGCCATATCAGAGTAAGGCCAGAGGGTAACCCACTTGTTATGATCTTCGTGGGTTTCAAGTAAGGCTGGCATAGCCAGATAGGTCCAAGGGACTAAGCCACCTGGATAGCGGTCTGGACTACGTAATTCTTTATAGAGGTCTACAGCAGATACACGGGTACCTACCACAATCAACTTACCAGTAGGGTTGAGACGTGATCTTACGTCTTGGGTAAGCCACTTGATTTGCCGTTCAAAGTCATTAGCATTGCTCAATGTGACAGCATCGTCAATGATAATCATATCTGCACGCTTACCGTAGATTTGACCGCCGATACCTACGGCTTCTAGGTTCGGATCTTTTTCTGAGGATTCCCTGAGTTCTTCACCAAAGGTGACACGGGTAGCCTGCCAGGAAGCGGTCTTAGTATTGAACCCAACCCCAGCGGCGTATGCCTGCTGTAGTTCTTCGTACATTGGATGCGTCAGTCGCTGCTTGATAGCATAAAGGAAGTCTGCGGCTAGACGCTGGGTTTGGGAAACTATGAGAACTCTAAAGTTCGGGTTATTGACAATCTTGTAGGTGACATAATCCACCGTCACGGTAATGGACTTTGCGTGGTTTGGTGGAATGTTCAAAAGGATGCGGTTATCTCCGATACCCTTTTCGTACTTCATAGCGGGGTGGAACCAGGATGGCTCTCTACCTTCTATGACATCTATCAAATTCTTCTGGTGGGCAAATGTCTCTTGCTTGAGATACTTCTTGCGCCAGGTAACGAAATCTAGGCCAAGGGCTGCTTGGTCAGCAAAGTTCTTTTCTACTGCCCCAAGTCTGGTTCTATCGGCTAGGCTACGAAACACCTCATCAGACTTACGATAGTACTCGTAGGACTTGATGGATTTGCCAGCCACCTGACAGGCTTGTTCTACTGTCATACCCTCTGCCATACATTGGAGGATGACCTTCTTAGCCTTGTCTGCCTCTTTGGTCTTATTAGGTGTGACTGTCATTAGATCCTAGTCTGATGGGCGTAGATACATTACACCCCACTAAAAGTGGTGCCACGCACCACACAGCGGGGCTTAGCGCCCCGAAGCGACCTTAGGAGCAAGGGGGTAAGTTGGTAACCGTTATCGGGCGCGTAGTGCGAGCGAAGCGCCCTCTGTGGTCGCGAATGCTAGCGCTGTCCCGCATTCGCTCCCTACTATATATAAGGCAGGAAAAATAGTGCATTTCTCTATTATGTGACGAAAGTCACCTTATTCGCGGCATCTTTATATACAAAACGGACAGATCACCCCCGATTTAGGAGAGATATTTATAGTGGGAGTACAGTACACGCCCGCCCGTTTTTTATCATCACGGGGTCTTGTTTTCTGTATCCTGAGAACTTCCTGAGAGCCTGCTGTGAGCGGTTGTTATGCTAACTCTATGAGGGCGTGCTCTCCCATCGGCACCCCTGCGCCCCCTGCCCCTGCCTTTTTCTAATGTTCCTTTTCATAATAAACTCAGACAATTCTCAGACTATTCACAACTATAAACCTATTGTTGAGATCGAACAACTGTTCTATTTCGCAACACTTTCGTTTCTTTATTCCCACCGATAACCGCTAAAGGTTTGACCGATTATGACCGCCCATAAGGTTAGACAAACCTCTCCTATCTATGGTCTAATGCGCTTGTGGAAATCAAAAGACCAAGCATCACTCACTTAGAGAACGCGCCTGTTGGCTCAATGCTGGAAATCTGGCACAACAAAGAAATTGAAACGCCAGAAATCTGGGTCAAAATTGACCGATTTATTTGGAAAAATACCAGCGTTCCAAATGCGCTAATGAGGAGAAATAACAGTCTTGAACTTTCCACAAAATACAAAGTAATTCTCAAAACGAAAGGATAAGAGAATGCCAAAACAGACACTCAAGGAAATTGCCCTAGAGATGGGTTTTAGTGAAAGCGCCTTAGAACGCGAAAATTGGGTAATGCTTGATGAGCGTTTTGCTGTGATAGCCGACGATAAGGGGCTACACCTCACGGACCTTGTATCTTGGGCGCGTTTCGCCCCTATCAAAATAGGGCGCAAAAGTTCAATTACACGAAAGGGGCTTGAGTTCCAAATCGCACAACTCAAGCAATACCTCAAGCAAATCGGGCAGGTGAGCGCATAATGACAACTATTCACTTAGGCGACTGCCTGAACGGGTGCGACATCTGCGCCCGTAACTATCACGAACAGTTCGCGGGCAAGAACTGCGACACCTGCGGAAAGGAGAACGCATAATGAGCGACAAATTCAAGGAAGGTGTGCGCTACGCACTAGAAGAGTTGCGTGCGGTCTATGGCGAAGGAATCGAAGAGACCGACCTTTGGTCGGAGCATATGAACAAGGAGGGCGAAGAGTGAGTGACACAACACGGGCTTATTGTGGGAAGTGTCAGAGATTTCACAACGGAAAGTGTGAGGGGAAATGATGAACTCGATCGAATTGAAGCGCGAACTATGGGCAGGGATAGCGAAGGAGAACGGGTGGTATAGCGAGCCGTTCTTCGTTCAGGTGTGGGTAGATAAGGAGGGGCAAATTGTAGATAGTGTTTCATTCGCAGGGCTAAACCGCGACATAATCGAACGCGCCTGATGCTTGCCTTTCCTGTTAGGTTAGCGTAACCTAGCAGGGAGGGGAGGTCTTAGACCTTCACACCTACAACGAAAGGATAAGAGAGTGAGAAAGAGAAACACGGAAACGCGGTTCGCTTGTTCCTGTAACGGGTGTCGGAACTATCCGACAATGCCAGCGCAGATATGGCACGAGGCGCAGATACCTAGCAAGGAACAGGGAACTTTTTTCTTCCGCAAGGATACGATGAAATTCTTTTCATCTCGTATCGCAGATTTCAAGCCCGTCAACAGAGGCGGAGAGATAGATAGCCTTGCGGTTATTGTCTCAAGCCGTCACGGATACGAGGGCGCGAGCCGTTATTACGAGGTTGTTGTGCTATGCCCTTACGGAACTATTCACAGAGAGGGCGAGAGTTTTGAGACCCTACGCAAGGCGCGGAGAGAGTGGGATAACACTCTCTCAGGTTTTGCCCCTTGTGAGTGTCACGGGTGCCAATTAGACAGAGAGGTGAGCGCGTAATGTTTGAGGTATCTCTAAATTGGATCAACGGACTAGGGCAGGTGCTGGTCTATTGCCTAGCGATAGGGCTAGGGCTTTACCTAATGAGCAAGATAGGAAGAGAGGGCAACAAGTGAGTGAGGAGATTATCGGCGTATATCTTGACGACAGTTTGATATGCGTGCCGTGTAGCACAACAGGTGAGGGGGAGAGGGCGACCGCTCAAGCCCTGCCCGATGGATTCACCTGTGATAACTGTTTGGAGGTAGTCAATGTCTAACTACAACAGGAACAATGAGTGCTTGGGGTGCGGTGAGCATATATCTACCTATCACGGGCAGGGGTGCGTTTATGATCCCGATTTTGAAGATAGGTGGAGTGCTTGCGGTGCTTGCGGTGAATACAACAATGGAGAACACGACTGTTCAGAGGAGGAAAGCAAGTGAAAGTATTACAAGAACTAGATGAGGCTATGACTAGCCTTTGGTATCAGGCAGAAATTAGCGATGAGGCTAAGTTATATTGGAACGACCTAGTGGCAAAACTAAAAGAGGAGGAGAACGCTAATGCGTAAGATGAAATATGAATTACCAAAGGGTGTCACGCTAGAGATAATAGACGATGACGCTCACCGAAAAGACCGCCAAGATAGTGCTTTCTATACTTGGTATGACAGTAACAATGTCGCCTACCTTACCTACGAGGACAGGGAATACAGTATTACCTGCGTAGGTGAGATGCGTATTCACTACAAAAATCAAGTGATTAGATACTGTGACGACCTAGTAAATGCTGGCATAAAGAACGACAAAGACCTAGCCAAGATAGACGAGGAAGGCGGAGAGTGGATCAACAACTCTTGGTTTGAAGTCTATGATGAAGTAAATAACGCCTACACAGGCGAGGTCTATCACACAGTTCAGGACGCTATTGAAAGCGTGGCTAATTGGATAGTGAAAGAGGAAGTCAATGCCTAAAGTGATTACCGCAGAACAAATTATGACGGCTCAATTCTGGACAAAGGTAGAGGGCGAGAGGGAGAAGGTGCGAACCTTTGCCCTAATCCCTGATGAGTTTGAGGGAGAGACGGAGAACCTGCCACTAGACGACCAAGTGTTTTATTGGTGCGACTCTAAGGAATGGATCGCGCTGGGTGCTGGCGAGGTCTATGGTGACGCAGAAGTGCTGGCGTGTGCCTGTGATGAGTGCGAGTTTGAAAGAGAGGGAGAGCAATGAGCGATCCACTATGCGCTAATTGTGGCTACGAGATAGACGCAGTAAATGAGCAGACAGGATTCTGTGACACTTGTCAGAGAGCCTACGAGAAAGGAAGGGCGAGCGTATGAACTACATCAAGAACGAGAAGGGAAGGTTGGTCTGTTGTTCTTGCGAACGCGACATAATGGAACACCACAAGAAGCGGTGTCCGTATGCCTAAATGCGGTGTATGTGGGTGGACATTCTCAGATCGCACGCTGATGAAGCACGCTGAAACCCCGTGTGGGGAGGAGAGCGAGAAGGCGGGCAGATACCTGCCTGAAATAGATGACTTACTACGACAAGAGGAGGAAAGTAAATGAACAAAGTAATGGAGTGCGCTTGTGTTGATGTCTGTGGTTGGACTAAAGACCATACGCTAGTGAAAGAGGGCGTGTGGTGGGTATGTTCTAATTGTGGAATAGAACTAGCCTACCCTGATGAGAAAGAGCA